TTATCGCCAGTATGTACTGTGCATATTACCGTTATTGGAAAGACGACGGACGTACATTCGATCCTGACGTGGGCGACGCACAGACCTATTGGCGATACAACTGTGAAGATTGTGTACGCGCGGCTGAGTGCGCCGAAGTTCTAGACACCGTGATCGACCACGCCGGTCTTCGCGAGCAGCTCGACTTCGAGATGCGCCTGTTCGCGCCCGTCCTCTCGATGATGTTCCGCGGACTCCGCTACGATGCCGCAGGTGCAGCCCGCGCGCAGAGCCGACTTGAGCACGACGCCCTCGCAGTCCGTGAGTGGCTCAACGTCGCGACTGGCTGCGACTTCAATCCCGACTCGACCCCGCAGATGCGTGCGCTCTTCCACGACGACCTCTGCCTCCCCCCAATCAAGAACCGGAAGACGGGAGCGATCTCGCTCGACGACACCGCACTCTCCACGCACGCTCGCCGCACTCCTCTCATCGCCCCTCTCATCTCTCAAATCCAGAACTACCGCACACTCGACACGCTACGCGGCTCACTCGACGCGCGCCCGTCGGCGGACGGCCGTATGCGCCACGCGTTCAACATCGCATTTGTCGAGACGTTCCGGTTCTCCTCCAACGAGACTGCGTTTGGTGAAGGCGGCAACCTCCAGAACATCAAGCGCCCTGACGGAGACTAGATCACATGCGCCACTTACTAGCTGCTGCTATCTCTGCCGGTTTTATTCTGTGGGGCGCAATATATTATCCCCAACAGTTTTGGATAACTGCACTTTATGCATCCTTTTGGGACGACTAGTCGCATGACCGGCACCCGACTGAACGACTGCACCCCCACGCCTGACGAACAGGCGAAGTACCACGAGGCGCAGATACGCGCACTTCGCTCGAAGAGTGCCAATCCAAGGCACCAACGTCCTTGGGGTACGATTGTCTATGAATGGTCGGCGGAGGAAATCGACGTTCTGCTCCGCCTTCTCGACGAGGCCCGCGCCGAGGCCACCGTTGCGATGGAGCAACTACGGAAGACATGCGCCGAAATTCTGGGGGCTGACACTGACTGGCCTCAGCATGGCAACGTACCTTTCGCGATAGCTGTTGCATTGCAACTTCGTGTTACAGCTATCCGTGAGGCCCGCGCCGAGATCGCCCATCTGACGAAGGACAACGAGAGTTACCGCGCCACGCAGGAACAGGCTGTACATGATCGCGACATTGCGTGGACCGAGATCGCCCGACTGCGCGCCCCGCCCGAGGCCGACGTGATGGAGTTAGCTCACAAGATCGCTGCCGAGATTGATGTCGAGCACGACGACACGATGCAGGACAAGTGCGCCGTCTGTCAGCGTGTCATTCCGTTCATCGCCCGCGCCCTCACCGCCTACGGCGACCAGCGCGCCGCCAACGCGAGGCGCGAGGCCCGCGCGGCGGCGTTCGAGGAGGCGGCGCAGCGTCTTAACGAGGAGTCTGAGCGTCGGATCGCAGCACAGATTTCTGGAGCTATCGTAGTGGGCGTGTGCGTATCCCTAATCCGCGCGCTCGCCGCCGCCCCGCCGCAGTCCGAGAGACCTCCACAAACGATCACGCCATGGCACGACTCTACCGTCCCACCGTTGGCTCCACTTCCCTCGCAGGAGTAACCCCCTCTCATGCCTCTCGATCCCACCAACTACCTCCGCGTCATCTCGGACGCGTTCACTCCCGTCCGCGACCAGTCCGGAAGACTTCTCGGCTGTATCCCTCGCGTCTCCGACGACGCTGTGTTCGCTGGTCCCTTCCCTCTCATGATCGCTGCTCAAGCGTGCGCCGTTGTCGCACTCGACCAGCCCGGCACTCCTCCAATCACGGCCCTCCCCGGCTTCGTCGCGTTCGACGACCGTGACGCCGACCTCGCCACGCCTGTCGGCGAAGACGACCTCGCACAAGGAGTCTAACGAATGGACGACTTAGAAGCTGACACACTGCTCGATCTTCTCACGCTCTCACAACTTACCACTAACCTCGCCAAACGCGGTTGGCGTGCCATTCCTCACGCCTACGCTGAAAAAGCTTATCCAGACCAACTTAAGTCCGGCTGGTGGCCTACTCTGCCCAAGGAGGACTAACGCTTATGATCCTCTTCATCGACACGGAGACTTCCGGCCTCCCCGACTTCACTCTCCCACTCACGCACCCCTCCCAACCTCGCGTCGTCCAACTCGCGGCGTGGCTTGGGGAGTGGGACGAAGAGGCTGGAGGAGACGTTGCTCCACCTCTCCATCACATTGCCTCCCTCAACGCCATCATCCGTCCTGCTCCTGGCGCTACGATCCACCTTCGCGCTGAAGCCGTACACGGCATTTCGCTCGAACGTGCTCGCGCAGTCGGCGAAGACCTCGGCGACGTTCTACGCCGTCTCTACGAGCTTGTCGCCCTTGCCTCTACCGACGATCCTGCCTCCTCCACTCTCGTCGCGCACAACCTCCCCTTCGACAACAACATGCTTCTGATCGAGTCCGCACACGCCGGGTTCGACCCAACGCCACTCTCCTACCTCCGTCCCTTTTGCACGATGCGCGCACTCACCAACCGAATGAAGCTACCGGGACGTTATCCTGGCAAGTACAAGTGGCCCAACCTCGCCGAGGCGCATCGCTTCTGTCTCGGTCGCGACTTCGACGACGCGCACTCCGCAATGGGCGACGTGCTTGCGTGCCGCGACATCTACATCCACGGACGGACGGAGGGCTGGTGGCCGTGACAGCGCAACGAGCGGGGTGGTGCGGGAGGGGGGTGACAAGCCAGCGCGCGCCTAAGCTTTCGAGCGAGCCGGGCGAAGCCCGGCGAGTGGCCCCCGAAGGGGGCGAAAGCGCGCGCAGCTTGTCAAGCGTAGCGGAGCGCCAAGGCTCCGTGCCGAGCGAAGGCGAGCGAAGCGAGCCGGAGCGGTGCCCGATGGGCACGGCATGGACGGCGCATAGCGGAGCGACCCCCGACACGGCCCGCGAGTGGAGCGTCTGTCATGGATGACCCTTATGCTCTTTCATTACCTAATCTGAGAGCGTTATATCTACCGGACGAGGGTTATGTTCTCGTCGAGGCCGATCTCAGTGCCGCCGACGCTCAAGTCATAGCGTGGGAGGCCGGAGCCACTCGTCTCAAGGACGCTCTCCGCACCGACTCTGACCTACACACCCCCAACGCTTATCACTTGTACTCTGAGAAATACTCTGACAGAGGCTTCCATCGTGTGCGGGAGATCGGCCATCCTCGTAGCACAATGCATACAAATGGGATGTCCTATCGCGATAATTCTAAACGCTGGCAACATGCAACGAACTTCGCTGGACGTGCGCGCACTGTGGCGTCCGCTATAGTCCTCCCTGAAGATCACGTTGCTGCGTGTCAGCACTGGTGGACCCGCGTAGAGAACCCTGAGATCGGCGCACTGCACGACCGGCTTGAGTTCGATCTCCGCTCTCGCAAGAACCCCGTCATCCACAACAAGTTCGGCTTTCGTCGTCTCTATGTCGGCGGCGACACTCGACAGCGCGGTGACAACCTTCTCAGCCAAGCTCTCGCCTGGATCGCGCAGTCCACCGTTGCCGTCACGATCAACCGCGCTATGCTCGCTGTTGACTGCGCCCGCGCGATCTTCGGTCAGCGCGGCTGCGGCACCTGCATGACGTGTGAGGGCTGGCCTGTCGCCCTCCTCATGCAACACCACGACTCGCTTCTCTGCCAAGTCCCATTAACCACGCTCGACGAGGAGTTCATCGAGCGTCTTCGCGCCGCCATGCACGTCGTCATCCCCTACGACGACCCACTCGTCATCCCATGCGAGATCAAGTGGAGCCGTCAAGACTGGGGCCACATGCACCCATGGCACGTTGAGGAGGAAGCCGCATGACATCTTCATCACAACGTATCAACGACATGGTTCGTCGGATAGTAGAAATCGGAGGCGAAGAACACTTAGGAGACTTCTATTCTGCCTGTCTAATTGCCGCTGCAATCGCTGCGGTAGCTTCTGGCTCTCCACCGGCAGAGCGTAATGCTAGTTTCGACAAAGCGCCATCTATTCTCCGTCAGTCCGCTGATAATTACGCCGCCCATGCGCGAAGAGCTACAAACTAACATGTCCCGCCACCACCCTGACTGGCTCGCCGCCTACGTCGCCACACTCACCCCGAAAGGCGAAGCCCCCGAACGCTTTCATTTCTGGACTGGTGTGAGTGCAATCGCTGGCGTCCTTCGCCGTCGCGTCTACGTCGATGAGGGACACTACCGTCACTACCCCAACTTCTACATCATCCTCGTCGGTCCCCCCGGTCTCGTGAAGAAGTCCACCACGATCAACGTCGGCGTTGGTCTGTTGCGAGAGGTTCCTAACGTCATCCTCGGCGCAGACTGCTCGACGTGGCAGAGCTTCGTCGAAGAAGTCGCCGAGGCCAAAGACATCTTCGCCGAGGGCGACGACCAGCACGTCGAACTTGACTCCCTCCTCGACCAGACGCACACAGTGACGTCCGCCATCACCCTCGCGATCAGTGAGTTCGGCACGTTCTTCGATCCCGAAGACCGCGCGATGGTGAATGTACTCACCGAACTTTACGACGGCAAGGTGAATAGTGCCTTCACCAAACGCACCAAGACCCAAGGCACCGATACGATTATGAACCCGTTTGTCAATATCATCGCGGGCACCACTCCCGACTGGATGCGCGACAACTTCCGCGGCAGGTTCGGCGGATGGGGGCTGTCCTCCCGCATCATTTTCCTCCACTGCGACGAGAAAGAACGCTCTGTCGCGTTCCCACACAAGCTGTGGGCGGGCACATACGAACGCACAATGGCCTCCTTCACCGCCGACCTGATCGAGATCAGCAAGCTCCAAGGCACGTACACATTCTCTCCCGACGCCGAGTCACTCTACGAGGAACTCTATGACGCACACGGACGACGACAGACCGCTCTCAACCGACATCCCCATCACGACCCTTGGCTATCTTATTATCTTGCTCGAAAGCTCGACCACGTCATCAAACTTGCTATCGTTCTCGCGGCCAGTCGTCGATCTGAGCTACTTATCACTCTCGCCGACATGCGAGACTCAGTTGCCCGCTGCGACGAGATCGAGCACGAGCTAGGCAAAGTCTTCCAGTCCCGCCAGTCGGACAACCGCGATGTCCGCCTCAACATGGACGTGTGGCGCGGCCTCGAAGAAGCGATCAAGCGTCACGGTCGCATCAAGCAAGTCGAAGCCTTCTCGTTCATGGTGCAATGGATGGACTACGGCAAGGGCAAGCAACTCCTCGACCAACTTATCGCCTCGCACTGGCTCCTCGCCGAGTCAGAGCCCGGCGGCGTCTTCTACTCGTTCGGTGAGAACGCACAACTCAGTGAGAGCAGGCCCAATGGACAAGCCAGTTGATGTCGAAGCAGTGATTAAGAGACTGAACAACACCCCCGACCCTGACGACGGGGTGCCGTTGTATGTGGCGCTCTATTGGTTCTTGCTTCTCGTCCTACTCTTCCACGCCTACTGACGCGTCTGCATCTCTTGGCTCGCGCCGCGCGCTTCGATTGCGACAGCTTTCCGTATGACGGCCTCCGTCCGATCGACGAGCGCATCTAGCTCCGGGCTCCCCGGCTTTAGCCTCGCCGCTGACCGCATAAGGTTCTTCGCAATCGGTGTCTGATGTATCCGTTGCAGCGCCGCCAGCCCGATATGATACGCTGGCAGTGTCAGTGCCATCTGGGCCGCGTGCAGATAATGTCCTGAGAACAACGACCCCACGACAAACACTGGCGCAACTGAGTGCGACCAATCAAATATCTTCGGCGACCGAGCCTTGACACGTTCGACGAGGTTCCCGGCCACTTTCGCCATCCCTTCCAACTCCGTCATCGCGTCGCGCCCGATCAACTCCCGGATCACGTTTTGATGTTTGAGCACATACTCAATCGCCTTACCCTCGCCTTTCAGTTCGCTCGCCCTCAGTGCCTCCGCCGCCATCACCTGTATCATGCTATCGCGGCCACGCGGCCCTAGTGTCTTCCCTAGTGCTCGCGCCAACTCCATATCATCCTTATTCACCACCGTTGCGATGTTGTCATAGATCGCCGCCGTCGTGATCCCGCCTTGCTCAACGGGCTGCGTCGCCCTCTCAAACGTCCGTCCGTCGAAGAACTTCCGCAGCGGTACGACCGTCTCTTTGAAGTACTTGTCGGCCGCCTCGCGTCTCCGCACAAATGCCTCGGTCGAAATCCCTTCAGCGCGCGCTGTGTCCTCGGCGACTTTGTCGATCCCTCGCAGCATCATCTTGAGTTGAGTCTCGACTGCGGGGTTTTTCGACCGCACCGCTCGCCCAATCGCTGCGTTAATCTCCGTCCGCGCCTGTGCATACGCTTCGGACGGCACCGGACTCGCCACGAATGACGGTGGCGGCTCAGGCACGTCACCGCCAGACGCTCTATATCTATCCAGCACTTGCTTGTGCAACTGCGGGGGCACGTTCGCCGTCAGACGCGCCGTCTTCTCCTCATACTCCTTCTGCAATCGTTGTGTCTCTGCATACCTCCCCTCTTCCTTATCCACGCCGAGCGTCTTCTTCACGCTCCGCGCCACCCCCTCCACCCACGACTTCACACCCTCGTCTTTGCTCTCCTGGACTGAGCGGTCAATCGCTTGCGTGAACCCTTCGTCGCTCCCCGCCGGCCCCACGCCTGTCGGGAACCCGTCGATCTCCCGTCCTGCCGCGTTCCGCACCGCGTAGTTCGCGCGGCTCGTCGCTGTCACTTGACCATAGTACGACAACGCCTCAGTCTGCGCTTGTCCTGTGTTCCGCGCCGTCCCGTTCGTCGTCTGTTGCACCAGTCGCATGAACGACCGCCCATACGCAGTGTCGCTAAGGTTCCGCGCTCCCCACTCCAAACTCCTCGCAACCGTCCCCGCGATCAGTCCGAGCACGGAGCCGACGCCAGTGTCGAACGCACGCGCGTTCACGCCGAGCGGCCGACGCTCCGCCTCTGGCCCTTCCGGATAGAAGCTCAGTGCGCCCACGCCAGCGCCCGTCGTCACACCACGTCCGACCGCCCCGACCCCCTGCCACGCCGCCTGGGCCGCCTTCGCGGCCATGACTGGCATAAGTGCAGGTGCCGCCCCGCCCAACAGTCGTGCCGTTCCCATGATCGTCACGGTCGCTCCCGTCAGTCGCCCTATCTGTTCCAACGTCGGATGCTCGTCGCGTAGGTCGACATAGTCCAACTCGACCTGCCGCAGTCTCGCCTCAATCGGAGCCATCTGCTCTCGCGGTAGTGTCATCTGCGCCACGGCGAGCGCCGGTTCGACCATCCCCCGCGTAATCCCGTGGAGTAGAGCCGCACTCGCCCGACTATACTCTTGCGTCCCTCCCGTCGGTATCTGGTCCTCGCTCGTCATTAACTCGGACTGCGGCACTGCCGACCCTGCCGGTGTTGCACTCGATGCCGTTCCTACTGCGGGCAAGTCCGGCAAGTCATCAATGCCCGCCAGCCGCTTCCGATCAACCACACTCGCTGACTGAGAGCCCGCCTCGGACAACTGCATATGTCCGGGGTCTTTCCCCCCAAACGGGAACTCCAGACCCACCTTCGGTGCGTTCTCCGTTAGCCATTTCAACGCTGCCGGACTCGACGCGTTGAAGTCAAGTGCCGCCCCTAACTCGTGCTGAGAGTGTCCTGGCCGCGCTGCCAGCCCCCCGCCCGCCTGATAGTCGGCGTACAGTCGCGCTTGCCCTGCTGTGGACCGTCGTCCCGACGTAACCGTCGCTTGACTCTGCAACTCCGGCGGCATCATCTCATACAGCCGGTTCGCACGCGCCGTAAGCTCAGGGTTGAGCGAGGACACGTCTGCGTGATCTTGCGCTCGAAATCGGAGTCCGACGAACGCTGGTGTCGCGTCGCGCGGCGCAGCGGGCGGTATCGCCCCCTCCGGTATCGCTACGCGTTGCGCCGCTGTCGCCGGAGCAAGATCAGGCAGATCACTCATCGCGGCCCCGTATATTTGAACTGGTTGCGGTATTCTTCGAGCGCGGTCGCCGGGTCGTTCCCTGCCTCGCTCGCTTTCTGTGCGATAGCCGCGCCCGTCGCTTTATGTCCGCCGCCGAGATCGTACACTTTCTCCGGGTCGAGCAACACTTTAAACGTCTTCGGGTCGATCTGTTTCCCCTCGAAGTACGCAATCGTCCGCTGCCCGTCCGCCGTCGTGTCACTCTTAAACGTCCCTGTCGTCGCCTTAACCTGCTTCCATTTATCGAGTGCTATTTGAAGAGGTTTAGTATTTGTACTTGTCCCCTCCGACCCACTAATACGACTCTCCAATGAAGCTATCATTCGATCAGCGACTTGATCGGTGGCGAGAAGTGCGTGTAACGGCGTCTCTGTAATTCCCGCTGTCACGTCGTGAGCGAGCTTGACGCGCCCCCCCGAAAAGAACCCGCCTCCTGCCGTTGCTGTGCTCGCTACTTGCTGCTGGGCAGCGTTCCACATATCAACGAGTGGTACGTCGCCAGTCGCCCATCCATATCGTTCCATCGTAGTCGTGAAATTCGCTCCTGACAACAGGCCGAGCTGACTTGCGCCACCCCGCTTAAAATCATCAATAAACCGCAGAGCACTCGTCGCGTGTTGCACACTTGCATCGCCAACTTTCTTGTCTCCTTCGGTCGCTGGCTTCGGCGCCTCGCGTTTCTCCTTCGACGTAACGAGGTTCCGCACATACGCACTCATCGCCGCGTCGCCGCTGCCCGGCACTTTCGTTTCGGCCCCTTGATACGTCATCTTCGCCGCCGCCGTCTCTTCCGGCGTGAGTTTGAACGGGGCGAGTTGCGCGTCGAGGCCGTCACCTGTCCCTGGTCCTGCGCGCATACGTCGCAGACGCTCCTCTTCGATGTCCGCACCCACGCCCGCCTTACGTGCTTCCGCTGTCCGCAACGTAGCTGCTGCGTTCTCTGCGTCTACGCGTGGACCCGTCAACGCTCGCGTCGCTGCCGCACCCGCCGACAGACTCTCAGTCTCTGCCGCTACGTGCGCTGGCTCCGCTTGCGCCTTCGCGAGATCAGCCTGTGCCTGTGCTGGCGCAAGTGGCGCCTTCGCCTTTGCGATCTCAGCCTGAATTTTGGTAAGTCCCGCCGTCGCGAGCTTCTGCGTGATCGTCGCTTGTTGCTCCTGGAGCGCGTTCAGCTTCGCCAGCGTCTCAATCCCACTGTTCCCGAACTTCTTGAATATCTCGCCGGGCTTCTTGTCCTCCGAGATACTCGTGTCACCGATAATTTGAGCGACGCCTTGCTGCAACTGGTTCTGCGCAAACGCATTTGCTATCCCTCCAAGCGCACTAGCGATCCCTTTGCCGAGATCGCCCATCCGGGTGTCTTGCGGCAAGTTAATCGTCGGCATCACGCGGCCTCCTTCAGCACGCCCTCAATAATCGCGCCGTAGTCCACGATCTTCACGCCACCGATCTCTCTCACCGCCCGCGGCACACGTTTCTCGACATCCTGTGCCATGACGCCGACATGACGCTCTGGCGTGCCCTTGTATCGGAACCGATACAACGGAAATCCATCGACGGAGCCGACTTCCTCAATGTCTTCTTTGATGCGGCGATCTGAGAACCATGTCGCAATGTTAGCGAGCGCAGACGTGCCGCCTGCTGGCGCAGACCCCAGGGCTCCAATCCCGCTGAATATCCCCCCTAGTAGTCCTGTCGACCCACCCGACCCTACACCAGACGTTTGCTGTGTCTGCCCCGTCCCTCCCGCGATCAGGTCGGCGATCATCTGCTGGTACGGAGAGAACGTCGCCGTGCTCAGCCCGATATTCGCGCCAAGCTCTGTCTGCGGCAGAGTCGCCGTCGTCGGCGCAAGTCCAATCGCCGCGAGGATGTCTTTGATCGCGTTGATACTCGCACTTTGGTTCGACACGCCCGCCGTGAGCCCTGCGCCCTGGTTCGCAGTCGCCGCCGACAGATCGGTCGCTTGGTTCGCGAGTCCCGCCGCCAACCCTGTCCTCTGGTTCGCCAACAACGCGTTCAGCGTCGCGTTCTGATTAGCAGCCGCCGCCGAGTACGCGAACTCCGAGCCCTTTTCAGCGAGCGTCCTCTCCAGGTCCGTCGCCGCGTTCTCACGTGCGTTCTTCGATCCACTCCCATACGCGCCACCCGCGCTCCCTCCGAACTGCCCCGCGATACTTGGCAACGTCCGCGTGAGGAAGTCGTTGGTGAGAGGTTCAACCACGCCTTTCGTGAACGCAGCCGTCGAGTCGATCTGCGGCGCGTTGACGTTCGTGCCGGTCACGCTCGTCGGCGTCACCGTCCCTGCAGTCACGTTCGGCGCCGTAAACCCAAGCGCCCGTGTCAGTGCGTCCGTCGAAGCCGCATTGATCCCGCCCTGCGCGCCTGTCGGCCCCGCACCCACATTCATCGCTTGGTTTTCAAGAGCTGCGAGCGAAGTCGATCCGAGCCCAAACCCCCCTTGCTGATATGGGAACGCGTTCGATAGGATCGACGACAGCGTGTCGAGGATCGGTTGTTGGGCCGGCGAGATCGTCGGTTGAGTCGAGAACGTCGCTTTCGGCGCGGAGCCGAACAGTGTCGAGGTCATTACGCTCTCCCGTTAGTGTGTGCCACGCCTCGGTCGAGGCTGTAGATAATAATGTCTTGGAGGACGCCGCCCGTGGCGTCAGGCGCACGTACAATAGCTCGTCGCAGTCGCGCTTCCTCGTGAAACCCGAGCAGTGCTATCCCATACCGGGCCGCCCTGTTGTCAGTCGGTACGAGCGCGATGATCTTGAGCACGCCCCGATCACGGAACGTCAGCCCAATCGCGTACTGCACAATCGCCTTCGCGATCCGCCCACGGAACTGCGGGTGAAATCCTGCCGTAAGCTCGACCATCACCGTCGTCCGCGCAACGAACTGCACATACCCGACGATATGGCCACGCAGTGTCCCCGCCAGCGTCCACACCGTCGGCTCAAGCATATGCGCGACGAAGTCCACCTGCTCTGGCTGCGGCGACAATGCGTCTCGCACCGGCCAGTAGAGTTCCGGCTGCCGCATAAACGCTTGCATGGCGAGCGGGTCGAACCGATCCGTCACCGCGAAGCCACCTGTCTCCTCGCTCATCTCACCACTCCGTCTCCGCCAACGACACGACATCGACGTAGCGTAGTGTGAACGTTGGATCGGTGCCACTAAGCCGTAGTTGCAGTCGTGTCGAGACGTGGTCGATGTACACGTTCGGAGCCGCGATGGCTGGTGCCGTGCCGAAGTCGAACGTGCCGACCGTCACCCACGTCGCGCCTTCGTCTTCCGACCTCTCGACGAGGACTCCTGTGCCTGCGGCGACCACGCTCGCCAACTCCCATCGCGAGAACTGATACCCGTCGCCGAGTTGCTTTGTTGTCAGCGTCCATGGGATCACCGCGCCGGCGTCGGTCTGCGCCCGATATTCGTACAGCTCTAGTGGTCCGTCCGCCGTCGCTGGACTCAGTGCGACCGATGGGATGTTCTCGATCAACGAGCGCGAGTCCCACGGCCGCGCCCACAGAGACGAGTTCCACTGTCCCTTCGCCGTCGCCCATGTCGTGAGCGCGAACGGGAGCACTAGGTTCGCGGCGACGAACGACTGCGCGAACACGCGGACCGCCCACGCGTTGTTCTCAAGTTGGACTCGGAGCATCTTGTTCGGCGTCTTCGACTGTCCGGCCGGATAGAATACCCAAACTTCATCCAGATCAGCGAGGAAGATCGTGAATAGCGTAATACGAGCGGGCGTGTTAAAGTCGCCAGTCGGAGCAAGGAAATTGTTGAACACGCCGTCGCCGATGTTGTCGAGCGTGTAGCCGCCCTGGTACGCGTAAATACCCGCGTGTCCCACGAACACATGCTCTCCCCCGACGTTGACAACCGCCCCCTGACTCTGCGCCCCTTCAAGCTGCGTCATATACTCCCAGAACAGTATCTCATTCAACACGCCGAGATACGACGCGCGCATGATACTCTGC